CCAGGTCAGCGAGTGGCAGGTCACGCTCACCCGGGGCACCAGTGGCACGTTCGTCGCCACCGCCAAGGCCGCGACCCCCGAGGCCGCGCTCCAGGCGTGCCATCTGCTCGTGCCGAACGCCGCCACCACGCGTACGCAGTTCACCTGCAACCCACCGCGCCGCGTGTACATCGTCACCGCCAACCCGGTGACCTGCCCGGCTGTGCCCGCGCCGCGCCCCGGGACGTGTCCCGCTGGTACTTCAGGTACCTGGACGCAGACCGCAACCGTCGGCCCAGCGCCCACCTGCACCGTCACCTGGTCGAGCGCCCCGACCGGCGCCTGCACGCCATTGACCGCGCCCACCGGCACCACGCTGAGCTGGACCCCACCCACGCATTTCGAGCGCGTGTGCATGCGCGACGCTCAGGGCAACGAAGTCAACTGCGTGGGCGGCGGCCTTATCCCAGCCGTCGATGCCTATCGCATCACCTACAACACCAGCGGCGGCTCGCGCCCACAGGTCGTTCAGGTGCCCGGCATCGTGACACGGCACAGCCTCTCGAACCTCCCACCCGGGGACTGGTATTTCAGCGTCAAGGCAGTCATCGGCGGCAATGAGAGCGCACCGAGTAACGTCATCGCTCGCACCATCCGGTAATGGACGGCGGCGGCCACAGACGCAGCCCGCGCCCCCAGCATCGATCGGGCATCTACAGACCGGCGCAGGATCACGCCGAATTACTCAAACACATCGTCACCGACCTGCATCGCGCCAGCGTTCGCGAGCATGTTTACGAGCAATGGGAGCGTCAGAATCTGATCACGCAGATCGTGAAGGGCTGGCATCGCCAGCTCAAAGCGCGCCGCTATTGGAAGCGCCGACACATGCGCCTGAAAAAATGACCGACCATGAAGTTCAACGCTTGATCGCCCATGAGACACTCGACCGCCGCAGCCGCTACGATGTGACAATTCTCTGCGCCGGCTTTTTGTTTGTTTTGACGCTGTGGGTGATCACTCACGCTTACCTATCGACGGTGTGACAATGCCAGCCCTAGACCAGGACTTCATCGATGACATGCGCGCCAAGGTCGAGGAGGCCCGCCGCAATATCAAGATCGTCGATACCGTCAAGCAGCTGCAAAGGTGTGCGCTCGGTCAAGTCAACATGACCCGCGAGCAGATCAGGTGCGCCGAGATCCTGCTCAAGAAAGCGATGCCTGACCTGCGTGAGATCGAGGTGAAGGGCGAGGTCGCACACAAACATTCGCTGGAGGAGCTCGTGCAAGCGAGCATGCAGCCGATACAGCAGCCGATACAGCAGCCGATACAGCAGCCGATACAGCAGCCGATACAGCAGCCGATACAGCAGCCGATACAGCAGGGCGGCGTGCTACCCACCACGGTGCATCAACAGTTGGAGCACTGATGTCGCCTGGCGAGAAGCTGTTCTCACTGGTGATGGTGTTCGCCGCCGGGTTCGCGTTGGGCTACATCATCGCGCAGGTCGTGAACGACTGGCGCCGTCGGCGGGACGATGCTCGCCGCTGCTGACAAGCTCAGGCTGTGGCGCGAGAAGCCTCACGTCTTCGTGCGGGAGGTGTTCGGCGTCACGCCCGATGGCTGGCAGGAGAAGGTGCTCGAGGCGTTCCCGACGCAGCCACGCATCGCGATGAAAGCCTGCGCCGGCCCAGGGAAGACCGCGCTGCTGGCCTGGCTGTGCTGGAACTTCTTCGTCACGCGCCCAAACCCAAAGATTGCTGCGACTGCTATCAGCGGTGAAAATCTTCGGGATAACCTGTGGACAGAAATGGCCAAGTGGCAGCACCGCGCGCCGCTGCTGATGGATCAATTTGAGTGGCAGGCCGAGAGAATATTCCTAAAGTCAAGCCCCCAGACTTGGTGGATGTCGGCGCGCCGCTGGAGCAAATCGGCGACCGCCGACCAGCAGGGCAACACCATGCGCGGCCTACACGATGACTATGTCATGGCCGTGCTCGATGAGTCCGGCGGCATCCCGCAAGCGGTGATGACCACGGTTGAGAACATCGGCTCATCCGCAAAGGAATGGCACATTGTGCAGGCGGGCAACCCGACGCATCTCGACGGGCCGCTGTACATGGCGTGCACCAAGGCGCGTCACCTGTGGTACGTGGTCGAGATCACGTCCGATCCGGATGATCCGCTGCGCACGACACGCGTGACCAAGGAATGGGCGCAGCAGCAGATCGACATTTACGGTCGCGATCATCCGTGGGTGCTGGTCAACATCATGGGCAAGTTCCCGCCGGCGTCGTTCAACGCGCTCATCGGTCCGGATGAAGTCAACGCGGTGCTGGGCAAGCACGTGCCCAAGGCGCACTACATGCACGCGGCGAAGACGATCGGCACCGACGTGGGCCGCATGGGCGATGACCCAAGCATCATCTTCCCGCGGCAGGGCATGGCGACGTGGAAGCCCATCGAGCTGCGCAACGTCGACGGCAACTTCGGCGCCGGCAAGTTGGCCGCGATGTGGAATCAGCATCCGGGCGGCGGCGAGGCGGACGGCGTCTTCATCGATGGCACGGGCGGCTGGGCGGCGTCGTGGGTCGATGCGCTGTCGCTGCTGGGGCGCACGCCGATCCAGGTGCAATTCTCCGGCAAGCCCAACGATCCGAAGTATTTCAACAAGCGCGCTGAGATATGGTTCGAGATGTGCGAGGCGATCAAGCAGGGGCGGTTGTACCTGCCGAATGTGCCAGAGATCGTCGCAGAGCTCACCACGCCGCAGTACACCTTCAAGGGTGATCGGCTGCTCATCGAAGAGAAAGACCAAGTCAAATTGCGGCTGGGTCGCAGCCCAAACTATGCTGACGCGCTCGCAACGACGTATGCGCAGCCGGTGCACGTTCAGCCCGTGCTGCCGGTGTGGATGCAGCGACAGGCGGCGCAGGTTCAAACAGAATACGATCCCTTCAGTTCGGAACGGGTGTAACGAAATGGGCAACATCTTCTCCCCTGGCAACAGCATCGCGGGCCGCGTTCAGCGAAAGATCATTCCGAAGGAGCTGCGCAAGGCGGTTCCCAAAGAGATCAATCCAGCGTACCTGGATAAGAAATCGGCCGAGGAGCTCGGCTACGGGCCGGTCCCGGTTGAGCAGCCGCCCGGCATCCCGCCGCCGGAGTCGATCGATGAGGATGCGTATCGCACGCGCGCTCGCAGTCGACGCCGCGCTCAGGCGGGCTCAACGATTCGCACCTCGCCGTCGGGCGCTGCGTACTCGCCGGCTCCGAAGTCTCTGCTAGGAGGCTGAGATGACGCCAGAAGAAGCCCGCAGCGCGTTCAAGTTCCTCGACCCGTATGAGATCAAGCGCGGCGATGGCAAGCGCGGCGTCGCGGTGGCGCTGATCGGCGAGGAGCTGTTCGCGGTCACTCTGCGCGATGGCGAGACATGGGCCAAGCATCCGATGTGCGGCATCGTGATCGCGCATCCCTTCTTGTGTCCAGTGTGGTGTCGGTTCGAAGGCTATACATACATTCGTAGCGCGCTGGAGTTGCACTAATGCCGCTGACCTACCAGGACGCCCAACGGCGTCTAGCTTCGCTCAAACCCGAGCGGCATTCGTATGAGGGACACTGGCGCGACCTTGCTGACTTTTTCTCACCGCGACGAACTCGCTTCTTGCACAATAACGAGTCGAGCCGCGGCCAGAAATACAACCAGAAACTGATCGATCCGACGGCGCGATTCTGCGTGCGCACGCTATCCGCTGGCATGCACGCGGGATCAACCAACCCGTCGATGCCGTGGTTCAAGCTGATCACGCCTGATCGGGAGATGATGGAGTCGCCGGCGGTCGCGCGCTGGCTGGACACGGTCGAGCAGCTGATGAGGGACTCTTTCGAGCGCTCGAATGTTTACTCGGTGCTGCCGACGATGTACGCCGACGCGGCGGTGTTCGGGACAGCGCCAATGACGATCCTCGAGCATCCGAGCGAGGTCATACATTGCGTGCCCTCGGCGATCGGTAGCTACTACTTGGGGACGGATTACTACGGCGGTGTGGATACGAAGTATTGCGAATACAAGATGACCGCCGGGCAGATGGTCTCTGAATTCGGCAGGGATAACGTATCCGATCGCGTGCGCGCTGCGGTCGAGCGTAAGGACATGAATGCGTATTTCGACATCTTGCACTTGATCGAGCCCAATAGCGGCCGGCAGTGGGATCGACTCGATGCGGCCAACATGGCGTGGCGCTCGATGTATTTCGAGACTGGCACCTCGCACGAGACGGCGCTTCGATCTTCGGGCTTTGAAGACAATCCCTTGTCGGTGTTTCGGTGGGAGACGACCGAGAACACGGATCCATATGGATCATCGCCGGGGATGGATGCGCTCGGCTTGTCTAAGAGCGTGCAAGTGCAGACAAAGCAGAAAGCCAAGGCCATCGACAAGTTGGTCGACCCGCCGATGGTGGCGGACACGGAGCTGCAGAATAAGCCATCGACGCTGATTCCCGGTGGCGTGACCTATGCGGGATTTCAGCCCACGGGCGGCGCGCCGAAGTTTCAGCCGGCTTACGTGATTCGCCCAGAAATCTCGGCGTTAGTCGAAGACATCCGCGACACGCGCGAGCAGCTGCAGGCTGCGATGTACACCGATTTGTTTCTTGCGATCACGCTGGCCGACCCGCGCAACGCAACGGTGCCTGAGATCGTCGAGCGTCGCGAGGAGAAGATTCTCATGCTCGGACCGGTGTTGCAGAATCATCGCAAGGGTGTGATTCAGCCGCTGATCGATCGTACGTTCTACTCGATGATGCGCCAGGGCCGGCTGCCGCCGCCGCCGCCTGAGTTGGAAGGCGTCGACCTGAAAGTGAAGATGGTGGGTTTGCTCGCACAGGCGCTGGAGGCGGTGCAGGCGACCGGCATCGAGCGGCTCATTGGCTTCGTGGGGCAAGCAGCCAAGGCTCAAGTCGACGCGGGCGAGGCCCCCACAGCACTCGACAAGGTCGACATCGACGAGGCCATTGATGAGTACGCGATTGCAGTGGGTGTGCCCCCGACGATCGTGCGCGGCGATGAGGACGTTGCGGTCACGCGCGACTCGCGAGCCAAGCAGCAGGCTGCCGCCGCCGCCGCCGCATCCGCTGAGCCCATGGCGAAGATGGCCAAGGCCGCCAAGGATATGTCCGAGACGAAAGTCAACGGCGGATCGGCGCTTGACCAGATGGTTAGCTGATGACCGAGGAAGTCTATAACGCGGCCAACGCGAAGCACGTCAAGAAGCGCACCGAGAAGGCGAAGCTTGCGACCGACCAGCGCGATGATGAGTTCAAGGAGCTGCTCGCGCAGCCTGCGTTTCGCAGATTCATTTGGCACCATATGTGCGTACGCTGTCAGCTGTTCGTCTCGCCATTCAATCCTAACGGCTCGGTGCAGACGCTGAACGTAGGGCGTCAGGACGTGGGGCGGGAGTTATTCTCTGAAGTGGAGCGCGTCAACCCTTCGTTGATTCCTCAGATGATGACCGAATACGCACAGTCTTTGGAGACCAAATGAGCGTGGTGTCTGGCTCGTTCACGTCGGATGGCTCATCGCAGGTCATCAGCATCCCGCGCAACAGCGAATTCGTGGTGCGCATCTCCGGCACCTTCAGCGCGAACGTGAGCATTGAGCGCGCCGAGGGCACGGCCGCCTGGCGCGTGGTGCGCACGACGACGCGTGCGACCGTGATCGATGATATCGACGCGCCGGGCGAGTACCGCATCACCGTCCGAATGTATCTGAGTGGCTCGGTTGAGTACTCAATGAGCACCGAACGTATGCCGCTGGGTGATGTGGATGATTCGGATGTCACCGCGTCGGAGCTCGCCGCCGGCGTGGTTCCCAAGGATCGTCATTATCCTGAGCTGAACGTGAACCGCTACGGTGCGATCGGCGACAACGAGACCGATTGCCTAGAGGCGTTCAACGATGCGTATAGGGTCGCGCTGTCGAAGGCGGCCAGCGGTCACGGCGCTGAAGTCTATATTCCCGAGGGCAAGTACCGGTTATCTGGCGAATGGAACGTGTATCGCGCCAACAGCCCTCGCACTGACATCACGATTCGTGGCGAAGATCAGCTCAATTCGATACTGATAGCTAACTTCTATGGCGCGGGTCTTGCGTTGATCAGCTGTGTTGATCCACTAGGCGCGACGCGGGCGTCGCCGCTGTCGATTCGTGACTTGGGATTTCAGAACGTATCGACCTCAGGCGGCGTCAACCCCGTGTTCATCAACGTGCTCGGCTGGGGCGAAAGCCGCATCGATCGCGTGCGATTTGCCGGATCGAACAATACACACGTGCGCGCCGTGAGCGCTCAGAACGTGCGCGGGACGGACATCGTCAGTTTTTTTGGTGGCCGCCATTTCAATTACAAGAATACATCCGGCTTTACGTTCACGGTCGACACGGGCGCGAACACCATCACGGCGAGCGGCGCAATCTTCGCCGCCGGTGATGTGGGCAAATATTTCTTCGTGTTCCCGACCAACACGGCCAACCGCATCCGCTATTTGATCACCGGGTTCACGAGCTCAACGGTAGTGAGCTACACCGGCAATGACATTTCGGCCACAGCGTCGGAAGGTCACTTCGAGCCGGCGCGCTGCTCAATGACCTCGGGCGATGCGACGTTGACGGCCAACGCCGCGTGCTTTACATCCGACATGGTCGGGCTCGTGTTGTATGTCCGCGGCGCGAGGGCGGGATCGTTTGGCAATGCGCTGCTGCGAGGGGTGATCACGGCGTTCAATAGCACCACGTCGGTGGAGCTGGATGTCACCGCAGGTGTGACGGTCACCGATGCCTATTTCTCGGTGGCCTGCATCGACATGGGTTTGCCGCCGGCATGGGACGGATCTTCCGATGTGAAGTTCGATAAGTTGCACGTTGAGCACTATGACGGCGTCGCGTTCGTCGCTCAGAACGTCGATAGTTATCACATCTCCGGCAAGATCCACGGCGAGACGACGCCGAGCGATTCAGCGAAAAGCATGGCGGCCTGCTGGCTCGATGACTTCGGCGGCAAATTTGAAGTAGACCTCGACTCATCGTGTTCGATGTCTGACACCCGCGTGCATGCGTCCAACTTCAATGACATGACGATGTTTGATGCGCTGTGGTCGCGTCACATCGTCAACGGGACATTGTTCAAATCGGATGCATTCACGGACGCTGGCGGATATCTGATCGTGCGTGGCCTCAACCTCTATGAGGACACGACAGATCCTTACGATTACATCGTGGACGCCAACTTTGTCGCATCTTCCGCCGATCCGCGCATTCTTCTCGAGGGCGCGACCAACATGCTGGGCGACGCCGAGAAAGCCCGGCTGTACGAGGGGCGCAGCGCCTACTTCCTGCCCGATGGCCGCTTTGTCTACGGGCCCTCGACGGTGGGCGCGACCTACGACATGACGTTGTCGGGGGCCACCGGCGTTCGAATGCTATTTGAGGATATCGGAACGCGGCGTTGGTCGATCGGCAACACGCCGGGCGGCGGTCAGAGCTTCATCATTCGCGACGAGACAGCCCCGGCGGACCGGATCGGCATTGGCGCGACGGGCACGCTCTTTCCCGGTACGGATGCTGCCCAAGACTTGGGCGCGGCGGCGAATCGATGGTCGCGCACCTATGCAGCTCAGCTTGCGATCACGGATGGCGTCACCGCGCCTGGCAACGTCACAGGGTTTGCGGTGATCTACGTCGACACGGCGGATGGTGACCTGAAAGTCAGGTTCCCTGATGGGATAGTTAAGACGCTCGCGACAGACGCATGAACGAGATGGTTAAGACCGCGACGCTGCGGGCCGAGCTGGCTGAGATCATCGGCCGCGTGTGCACTCAGCGCAGCCGAGCCACGGTCATGCGCTACGGCGAGCCGGTGGCGGTGGTTATGTCACTTCAGGAAGCCGAGGAGATCGACAAAGAACTCAATTGGCTGCGAAGTTTGTACAACATACACAATCAAACACGGCCAGCTGCTTAGTATCGGCATCAGGGCATCCCGCCCAATTTCCTGGACGCCATGGCAGACGTAGATATCACCCCGCCGCCGGCACCGCCTGCGCCAACTGCCCCCCCGGCAGATGCACCGCCAGCGCCGCCTGCGCCGAATCCGGTCCCCGCTCCCGCTCCGCCGGCCGATGATCTGCCGCCATCGCTGATTCATGACCCATCGAAGACACCGGAGGCGAAGCCGTCCGAGGCCAAGCCAGGTGAAGAAGCCAAGCCCCCCATCGTCGTTCCCGAGAAGTACGATTTCTCAGCGTTGAAACTGCCCGAAGGCATCGCGGTCGACAGTGCGATCGTGGACGCCATCACACCCGTGCTCAAAGAGATGGGCGTGACTCAGGAGGCAGCGAACAAGCTGGTGAGCGCACACGCCGAAGCGGTCTCGAAACTGCAGGTTCAAGCCGAAGCGAAAGCTGACGCCGATTTCAAGCAGTGGATGACCGACCAGGCGCGCGAGAACGACAAGGCGATCCGCAAGGAATGGGGCGCTGAGTATGAACAAAACTTCAAAGTCGCTCAGCGCGGCCTCGCGCGCTTCTTTCAAGATCCGGGCTTCTACAAGGCGTTGGACGAAACTGGCCTCGTGCGCAGTCCGGCCTTCATGAAGGGTCTGCTTCAGATTGGGAAAATGGTCCAGGAAGATCAGCCGCCAAACAACGGTAACGCTGGCGGCCGCAAATCCGACGCCGAGATTTTCTACGGCGCACCACATTAGGAGCAACTGACAAATGGCTACCCTTGGCGCAAATGCGGTCACACTGACCGATTGGGCGAAGACCCGCGATCCGGACGGCAAAACGGCGCGCATCATCGAGATTCTGGCGCAGTCCAATCCGATCCTGGACGACATGCTGTGGGTTGAAGGCAACCTGCCAACCGGCACGCGCACCACGGTGCGGACGGGTCTGCCGAGCTCGACCTGGCGCTTGTTCAATCAAGGCGTGCAGGTCACGAAGGCCACGAACGCGCAGATCGACGAAGCGTGCGGCATGCTGGAGTCGTGGGGTGAGGTGGATGTCAAACTCGCCAACCTCAACGGCGACGCGGCGGCCTTCCGCGCCTCGGAGAACGTCGCGCACATCGAGGGCATGAATCAGGAAATGGCGGGCACGCTGTTCTACGGCAACAGCGGCACGGCGCCGGAGGAGTTCTCTGGTTTTGCCACGCGCTATTCCGCGCTGGGTCAGAACTGCATCTCGGGCGGCGGCTCCGGCTCGGACAACACCTCCATTTATTTCGTCGGCTGGGGCGCGAATAGCGTTCATGGCATCTACCCCAAGGGCAGCTCCGCGGGCCTCAAGCACATGGACCACGGCGAGGTGACGATCGAAACCGTCAACGGCGTGGGCGGCTCGCGCCTGCGTGTGTTTCAGGACCAGTGGACGTGGGACGCAGGCTTGGCGGTGCGCGATTGGCGCTACGTCGTGCGAATCTGCAACATCGACGTGTCGAACCTGACCGGCGAATCGAGCGCGGCGAATCTCGTCAAGCTGATGATCAAGGCGTATCACCGCCTGCCTTCGCTTGCGGGCGGGTCGACCGTGGCGCAGGGCTACGTGGGCGTGAAGCCGGCGATCTACATGAATCGAACAGCGGCGCAGATGCTCGACATTCAGCGCTACAACACGATGAGCGGGCAGGGCACGGGATCGCAAAACCTGGGCGGCTCCATCGACTGGGCCACCATCGATGGCAAATGGGTGCCGGCGTTCCGCGGCATCCCGATCCGCATCACCGACCAGTTGCTCGAAACCGAAGCGACCGTCGCCTAACGCAACCGAGACACGAGGAGTATTTATCATGATGTTAGATGCACAGCATCTGTTCTCGGATGCGCAGGCAATCACCGCCGACGCCGTGGGAACAAATGTCATCGACCTGGGCACCGATCGCAGCATCGGCACGGGTGAGCCGATGGTGGTGGTTTTTTGCGTGGACGTGGCGGCCGACCAGACGACGGGCGATGAGGATTACACGTTCGAAGTCGAGTACGCCTCCAATGCCGCGCAGACCACAGGGCGTCAGCTGATCGGCCGACGGGCGTTCGAATCGGGCACGCCGACCGCGCCGGCGCAGGATGCGGACCTTTTGGTAGCCGGGTTCCGTTTCTACATACCGGTCCCACCGACGCGGCTGAGCGAATCAGAGCGTTACCTGGGCATTCGGTACGATGTCACGGGTACGACGCCGACCATTACGGTGACTGCATTCCTGCAGCCACTGTCGATGGTTGAATCGTTCGATCAGTATCCGGACGGCTTCACCATCACGGGCTAACCGTTGTCTCTCTGAGCGGGACTTCGGTCCCGCTCTACTTGAGGGCAATTCGATGGACGACAACAACGGTATCAAGGTTCGGGCCACGCGCCGCGGCTCTTATCCGAACAACGTGGTTCACGAGAAGGGCGACGTGTTCGTGCTGAAGGATGAGGGCGACTTCTCCAGGAATTGGATGGAGCCGGTGAACCACGACACGGAAATTATCGCGCAGCCTGCGCCTGGCGTACGCAAGGGTGAGCGGTTGTTGCACTCCGGCCCGTTGGCCACGCGTGCGACGCCGGGTCGGCTCGGTCCCGAAGAAGATGATCTGATCAGCCCGAATGAGCAGATCAAGCGCGCGCGCGAGCAAGGCGGCGGATTGCCGCTACAGCCCGGCGAGATCGCAAACGAGACGACGCCGGGCGCACAATCGCCCGATCAGCAGCCGCAGAACGACATTGGAGCCACACAGGCGAATGTCGAGCGTGAGCTCGCTGAGAGCGAACGTCAGGAACGCAAAGAGTCACAACTTCAAAGGTAAATGATATGGCACAGTCACGCGCACCCCGAGCCCAGGCGATTCCCGCGGAAGTGCGGGTTATCGACGATATTGCGGTCCCCAAAGGGGTGCGCGTGCGGTGCTTGGCTGCCAAGGGACACGAGGGCGACGCCCA